AATCTGCTCAGAGAGGATCTGAGTAAGCTCAACCTCAGCGTCCATGCTGTGGTAGGCGTTAAGATCCTGGGCGAGTTCTGGTGACCAACGAGCACGGAGCTTACGTGTGGTTGCTGTAACTGCAATGCTCTCGATCTTGATGTCGATCTCTGGGATGACTGGAGAAGGAGCAGTTTGGAAGTTAGACTCAAAGGTAGGAATGGTGAGTGTTCCACCAGTTCCGCCGGCAGCGCCAACGTTGTCTCTGACGACGAAAGAAGCTGTGAGCGCTGAACCTGCAGCACCAACTGAAGGCTTATACGTACCGGAAACAATCATCAGAACAACTGTGTCTGCTGCAGTGACGTCTGCTTGCGGGTTTGCCGTAAACCTGTTACCTGAGTAAGTACCGAGCTGGTTAAGACGACGAAGGTTGAGGATTCCGCTTCCTTGCTGGAAGGAGTCAGGAAGAACCTCAAGACCCGAGTCAGCGCCTGTGCCCGCTGCGTTAACAGAAGAGTCAAAAAGAGCAACTTGCTTGATAGAAGTTGGATCTACAGTGCGGCTAGCTCCGTCGAGTAAGAAATCAGTTGACATAGCAACGAATGACCAGTGCTGACCGCCTTCTTCGATCTTTTGAACGAGCTGCGGGTCAAACTGAATGACCTTACCATCAGCGCCACTAACAGTGAGACCGCCCTTGGCTGAGTATGACTGAGTAGCGCCGCCACCGAAAGCACCAAGTGCTAAGATGTCATTTGATGCGTCGACAGGCTGACGAGCGTGAATCTGTGAGTAACCTGTACCAGCTAAGTCGTATTGACCGCCAACAGCAAGTGACCCAGAACGAACGCCTGCACCAGTTGGGCTGTTGTAGAGTGACTGACCTCTCTCGTAGGTCACCTGTGTACCTGTAAGTGAGGTATCAGTTGCGTCATCATCAGCTGTACCACCAACGTCTGAACCGTATGTGTAGTCGAGGTAGAAGAGCAGACCAGAAGGAAGGCTCATTGGCTGAATTGAAACGAGCTCGTTAGCAACGAGACCGCCGAAAACACGACGAACAATAGGGAACGCGATGTTTGAGAAACCGTCGACCTGACCAGAGTCAGAACCGCCGGAACCAAGTTGGTTTGCCTCACGAAGAACCTGGGCTGCCTGGTTCTCAAGTAGACGTGACATGGTCTCACGGCCGTGGTCATTAAGACCACGAAGAAGACCTGTACGTGTCCACTTCTCCATGAGTTGGTTGCTTTCAGCACCTACGTGACGATCACGAATGCCTTCAGTCAACTGCTTTAATGTAAATGAACGTGACATGTATTTAACTCCTTAAAAAATTATGTCTTTTTTGTGAACAGTTTATTTTAAACCTGCAAGTCTCTGCCAGCGATCAAGTTCGGGAGCTCCGCCCTTGGGTGCTGATGAGGTTGTGGGTTTTGACGATGAACCACGGCTTCTGGACTCAGACAATGTCTTAGTACCGCCGCGAGTGAATGTCTCTGTTAGAGACTTGTACAATGACTTTGCTTCTCTCAAGCTGTTTGCTTCATCAAGTGCCTTAATAACAGATTTCTTTTCAGACTCGTTAAGGTTCTTGTTTTGCAGAAGCTTGTTTACGTAGAGCAGCTTTGCATTGAATAGGTTGAGATCTTCCAACTGTTCACGAAGAGTATCAACAGCACTTCTGTATTTCTTCAGTTTCTCATCGAGCGCTCGATTCTTGCGTCGCTCAGCGCGGATTGCCTCCGCGAGTTTGTTAATTTCGGGTGGGTTGGTAAAGGCGTCTTGACCTTCAGCACCACCGCCGTAAGATTTTGAGCCGTCGCCCTTCTTTCCGCCACCTTTGCCACCAAATGATCCGTCGACACCTTGGTGTGGGCCTTTTCCACCGAAGTGGTGATCCATTTTTCCTTCACGGACCATTTTTCTAATACGAAGAATTTCTTCAGCTAACATGGTTTCGTCGACTTCCATCATTTCATCGCCGTCACCGTGCATCATCTCTTCGAGCTCAGCTGGAAGTGCCATTTCTTCAGGTGCATCGGCGTCTGCATCGGCTTCGCCTTCATCTTCGTCACCTTCTTCGGCTTCGTCTTCGAGATCGACTTCTTCATCTTCGTCGTCGTCCTCTTCAACCATACCACGAAGCTCTTCTGGGATCTGATCTTCTTCGATGTCGTCGCCTAAGTCAAGAACAAGTCTTAATTCTTGCAGCATTTCTTCGAGACTCACATCACCATCAGCTTCTTCGCTTAATGTTTCAGTATCATCACTGATTGTTTCGGCGAGCTCAGCCTCAACGGCTTCTCTGAGCGCCTGTAGATCTACTTCGTAGTATTTTTCGTCCATCTGTGAATTCTCCTTTAAATTCGTATCTTTATTACTTATATCTTCTTCGGACAAGTTTCTATCGCTGGTGTTAATTTTATTTGCCAAATTTTTAAGTTCGGATTTTTGATCTTCCGAAAGGCTGTTAAAAGCCTGCCTTGTTGACTCATTTACACTGTCACCATCGTTTATGTTATCAACACCAAGTAGTGCTGAAAGCTTTTTAAGCGCGCTCTCATCAAGTGTCACATCTTCTTCAAGGCCAAGGCTCTCGGATGATTCTTCGATCACTTCTTCTTTTGATCCCTCAATGAGTTCAGACTCAATAAACTCTCTGATTTTAGGCGTTACTGCTTCTAAAATGGCCTTTTTGGCATTTTCTTCAGCAACTTCTCTGAGCTTCTTTGCGTCTGCAATTGCTTCTTCAAAAATTTTATTTGACATAGTTACCTCTCAAACTATATAAATATAACTACTTTTTCGTAATGTTCTATTTAATTATTCTTTTTCTATGGAATTGACCATATTTTTAATCTTGTTGACTCTTTTTTGTTGGTGAATAAATGAGCGTTCCATCGGATCAGCTAAGTCAAACAAAGAAAAAACTCTGTCGTCATACTGATCAGCTCGAGGGAGGGGTGCTCTAGAAGTTCCATATTGTGTACCACCAATTCTTCCTGGCGCACTTCTTATGTACTTTGCATTTGACTGCACACCAAGCGCAGGTCCTTTAGAATTGGGAGGAACCGTATTACCTGAGTGAGTTTTTCTATAGGTTAACTTTGGATTGATTCCTTTCACTGCAGTAGTTGTGTGATTTCTTTCTTCAGAAATACCAAGTCTAGTTGCATTCCTGCCCGTTAGTGAGCCTACATCTTTTCTTCCAGACCTGTTAGGATCATCAAAGTGATCTGCATACGTAGCAGATCTAATTGCTCTGATTGTTTTATAATCTAAGTCGCTTTCTTCACCTATATCTTCTTCAACGTCTTCGGCACCAATTTCAGGGTATTGATACATTTCAATGCTGTCGCCCGAAGTCTTTCCCTGGGTAGGGTGACCAGTTGAAATTCTGCCATAGCCGTGTCCTAGCTGGCCGTCTTTCGGTGCGACAACACCTATTTTTGTATCATAATTCATTAGCTGTGTTGCCTTTTAGCCAGAAGATCCTGCGTATGACCTGCCAGAAATAAGTGCCGTAACTGTGTCTTGGCTAGCTATTTCTGGTGCAGTTTCGTGAGGCGAAGCTAAGCCGCCTAAACCTGAGCCGAATTCATTTTGAGATTCTGGTGTTGGTGTAACGCCTGTGTAAGCAGGCTGGTCTGTGGCAGAAACCGACCCAGGACCAGGCGAAGTCAAAGGCGGAATGTAGGGAGTTGTCGGAGCACCCTGGCCTGAGCCAAATGCCTTACCGTCTACAGTCTCAGAATTCCCAGGAACGTCAGGCACCGGATCTTCCTCAGTTCCCACGAAATCCATATTAAAACTACTCATTCTGTTACCTGTGCCTGATTCTACTGTGCCTCCGTATGCTTCGAATCCATCTAGCGGACTTTCAGCTTGAACGTGTTCAGCAAATACTGCTCTCACAGCTTCATCAGTCATGTCTTCACGATATATTGGTGACTCTGGGTATGCAGATTGCAAGTTTCTAGGAAATCTTTTTCCAAGACCTCCTGCTTGAACATCTGATGGATTTGTTATGATGTGATCTTTTTCAGACATCTTTACTCCTTAGTTTTTTTCTTGAGGTTTTGCTTCCTTCTTATAGTCTCAAAGAGTCTCTTTTGATCTTTTTTCAACTGTAAAAGTGCTCTAAGTTCCTTCCTAAGATCATAGAATTTTTTAATGTCTTCTCTTTTTTTGATTTCTTGAATTTTCTTCTTTTGATCATCAATCTTTTTTCTTTCTTCAGCTATGATTTTCTTTAAGATCTGCTTTGTAAGCTTAGTTGGGCGGGACATGACTACTCCGAGAAAAATGTTATCAATCTAAATATGTTTGAATTGCATTTTTATCTATTTAATTTTGGAGCAAATGCCATATCAGCCCACTTACCTGCGCTCTCAAAAAGCTCCATAGGATCAGAAGCTTCAACGATTCTTGCAGCCTCATCTCCGCCTTGTGTAACAGCTGGTGCGCTGCGCCCTGTCTCGGCAGCAGCTTGTGCTCTTAATGTAGATGCAGCTGTATCTGCGAATATTGCATTCATTATTGGATCTTTTGTAACATTAAGAGAAGGTCTTTGCTGTTGAACTTCTTGCTGTTGTTGCTGATTGTTATAACTAATGCTGTCTAAGTGGCTCTGGTTGCTCGTGGTGGGCTGGTTAGAAGGTTGCCTATTAACTGTACCTAAATTAGAATCAAGTTGTCTCTTGTTTAATCTTCCGCTTGTCTGATAAACACTTTCTTTAAGCGTCCTTTTTTTATCTACAGCTTTTGCCTGCCCCGGCACTAATCCTTCTGCTAAGATTTCTACTAAGCATTCTTTGACAATAGATTTCAAAAGTTTTTTATTTATTTTTCCCATCTTTTTCGTCCCAATTGATTATTTCATTAAAGATTCTATCGATACGATCAGTTCTGTTAAAGAAATTGTTCAATTCTCTAGGCTTGATTGTTTTACCTTCATGTAGTCCCATAAATGCACCAGGGGTGGATGGCTCGCTAACCATATCAAAACAAATGAGCTGAAAGTCATCCTGCACAACTTGAGAGTTACCTTGTGATACTGTAGACCCGACACCTCTCGAACTGATGCCTAGAGTAATTCCGTCTTCAATTAGTTGTTGAATTATTTTACCGCTAGGTGTATTAAGAATTTCTATAGTTCCGTAAACATCGTCTCCTTGCATATAGGCTTCTCTGACAACATGGCTTGCGTTCTTCAGCTCGATCACAGATGAGTCTGGATGGTCACACTCACCTAGTGCTCTGTTTTCCCTAATAAGCTTTTGATAATTCTCTATCTCTCTTTGAAGTATTGACTTAGGATACACACGACCATTCTGATTGAGTGTATTTGCACGCTGAATGATGCCTTTTAGCATAATTTTACCGTGCTTGGACCTGTTTTCCTTTATTACTTCCTTGTCT